ACCTTTACAGTAAATGTTTGAAGTTGCGGAGCTTCCTCTTCAACATCTGTTTGTTCTTCTTCAACTTCTTCTTCATATTCGTCATCTTCCAATTCATCTGCAATCTGTTGATCTATTTCTTCAACATACTCAGAATCATCTTCAATGACTTCTTCTTCTGCTACTTCTTCTATGACCGCTTCATCAACCTTATCCTCTTCAGGGGTTAAAAAACTTTCAAACATCGAAGTAGTAACTTCGTTATCAGTTTGTAAAGCAGTCGGTTTTCCGTTATTGCTCATATAAATACTCCTTAAATGTATTTAAGAGTATTTTATATCAATAATGTGTAGAAAGGGAAGTATTAACCAATATTTCTAATTTTGTTAATGTTTGCTTTGGTAAGCTTGCCTTTTTCAGCAATGATACGCAGATGTCTTTCAACCTCTGGTAAAAGTAATAATGACCTATGTAAATCTTCTCTAGCTGTGATATCGTTAATATCTCTTGAGTTTAACCAATGTGTTATGTATTCGTTTTTAAGATTCTCTATAGCTTCTTTAAAAACATCTGATGTTAATAGTTGTTCTGCCTGCGCAGCTTTAACTGCTTCTTCGTGTGATATTGCCATTATGATACTCTCATAGGTAGTTGTTGATCTATTGAAAATTGACCGCCAGTTGGTTGTTGTAAAGCAGATAAGCTAGACTCTAATTCAGATATTCTTGACAATAAACCAGATATATCAGGTTGTTGTTTTGGTATTCCTGCTAACGCTGCTTGTATATCTTCTTGTGTTGCAAAACCACTTAAGTCTGGCGCTTGATATGTTGGTATATCAATACCAGCAATAGCAGCTTGGTTTGCAGCTATTTGTTTTTGCAATGCTGTCGGATCAAATTGTGGTATGCCACCTATTTGTTGTTGTAAACCGCTGATTTGCTGTTGTATCCCACTTGGGTCAAAACCAGGTCTGCCTTGTAATTCTGCAATCTGCTGTTGCAACCCAGTAGGATCGAACATGGGTATTTCCCTACTTTGCAATGTGCTTATTTGTTCTTGTAAAGCAGTTGGATCAAACATAGGTATATTACCTATGGATTGTTGTAAACCACTAATCTGTTCTTGTATTCCGCTAGGATCGAATCCAGGTCTTTGTTGCAGAGCTGTAATCTGTTCTTGCAAAGTTGATGGATCGAATCCAGGTCTTTGTTGTAGTGCGCTTATTTGTTCTTGTATACCACTTGGATCAAACTGAGGTATTGAACCTATCTGTTGCTCAAGACTACCAATTTGTTGTTGTAGTCCAGTAGGATCAAACTGAGGTCTAGTTTGTAGTTGGCTTATGTCTTGTTGTATAGACATAAAATCATCTTTAGTTGGTACTTGTTGTTCTAATATACCAAGTCTTTGTTGCAATGTTGTTGGATCAAATGGTGTTATCTGTCCAATATTTTCCTGTAAACCAGCTATCTGTTGTTGTAATCCTGTAGGATCAAAACCTGGTCGTGTTTGCAATTCTGCTATTTGTTGCTGTAATTGTGTTGGATCAAAACTAGGTCTTTGTGCAATTTGTGTTATCTGCTCTTGTAAACCAGAAGGATCGAATCCTGGTCTCTGTTGTAATGCAGTAATCTGCTCTTGTATTGCACTAGGGTCAAAGCCTGGTCTTTGTTGTAAAGACGTAATTTGTTCCTGTAAACCTGATGGGTCAAATACAGGTATCTGTTGTGATTCTAATGCACCCAATCTTGTTTGTAAGCCTGTTGGATCAAAGGTTGGTACTTGTCCTAAAATATCTGCTTTTAAAGATTCAGGATCTATTTGTGGTATGCCAAGTAAACCTTGCAAACCTGTTCTTACTTCTTCAGGTATTTGTATTTGTGAAAAATCAATACCAGATAAATCTATTTGTGGTAATTGTGCTGGCACTTGTTGTCTATCAACAGGTATAGTTACTCCACCAATACCTGTACCTAAAAACCCAACATCATCTGGTACTTGTGTTACAGGTGGCGTTACAGGTGGGACAAATATTTGATCGTCTATAACTGGTGGTGGTGTTACTGGTGGTTGTATAACTGTTGGAGCAGTTGTTCCATCTAATTGTCTTTGTGTATATCCTTCTGGTCTATCAGGCGAATAACTTACACCTGGTGCTATAACTTGTGACATTGGCATACCGCCAGCTATAGAACGCGCATAATCAAAACCGCTTCGGTAAGTTGGATCACCTACAACAGTTGGTCTATAGTCTCCAAAAGCGCCATAAGATTGACTGCCAAATCTCCCACCGCCACCAACAAAACTATTTAATATATCAGGGCTACCACCTATATCAGCTAATCCACCTACACCAAGTGATGATAAGTCTCCTAACGCTGCTATATATTCTTCTTGTGATAATGCCATATTACTTGCTGATTATTTTGTCCATTTTTTCGTCTAGTTTATCTAAACGATCTATAACTCTGTCTATACTAATTGTAAGCTCAACTTTAGTTACATAGTCTTTTGCAACTTCTTCGCGAGTCTTATTAAGCAGTATATCAACTCTTTTCATCTCTGTCGCGTTAGTTCTGATGCCATGTATGATTGGTGCGAATACTAATGTCATTACAATATTCCAAAACATCATGCCATCAAATTCCATCAGTAGCTCCAAATATGTGGTCTAGGTCTACCTTGTGAATCTTTAGATATATCAAGATGTATAAATCTTGCATTACCTTTTTGGTTTACTCCAATACCAGTAAAGCCAAAGTCTCTAGCCTTGGATATAATTTCTAATGCTTGTTTACCTCTAACACCTATATCTGCTGCTAAACCTAAAGCATGTGTACCAGGTTTAGATTTTTTAATTTCTACAGGATGATCTGCACATCTATAACCAGATGTAATTTTAAATGGAAATCCACACTCTGTTCTAAGTTCTTGTAGTTTGTCTATAAGCTCATGCTCTATTTGGTTTTCACCACAATGTTTACAAGCAAATTCTTCTAACACAAAGTTTTTCCAAGTCATTTTGATACTCCTTTAGTTTTTTCAAATGTTCTTAATCCACCAAGTCCTAGCATACCCATTAACACAGTCATTAGCGAACCCATGTCAAAAGTTGGTAAGTCAAATGATAGTCCAGCTGCTGATAGTCCGAATACAATAATAGGCTGTAATAAAAAGTGGTACAGCATAGCAATGCCGCAAGTCCAGCCCACAAAGGGCCGCCAGCCCGCAACGAATAAGGATCTATGTCCAGCTTCAATCTTGTTGATCTCAATCTGTGCCATATTCGCTTTATGTAATTCTGTTTTAAGTTCATGGTTAAGCTTTGCCTGTAAGTCTTTATCAGGTACTAATTTGCCAACTATGTCGCTGACTGGACCTATTAGTTTATCAATCATCTTTTTTATGTAATTTTAAAAAATACTCAGCATCTACTAATGCTAATGGTTTTGTTCTGTTTCTTTTAATTATAACCAAAGGTTCGTAATCTTTACAGTTTTCTTGCGACTGTTCGTATGCTTTCCATACATTTACAGCTTCTTGATTTTTACACTCTATTGAATATGGGAATTGTTTGCGAGATTGCACGCCCATGATGATATCTTCACCATTAGAACCCATTGGTCTTGATTCTAAATCTTCTGGATCAAATCCTAGTAGTTCAACAAGTTTGTCTACTACCCATTGTTGCAAAGCTCTCCCTTTGGCTTTTGCAGATGATGGTTTCACTTTTTAGTTTTTTTTACTTTTTTCTTTTTAGGTGGTCTACCTACTTTAGATCCGTATGTTCCTTTACCTCTTGGCATAATTACTCCTATGTTGTATAAATAATTAAAGGTTTTTCTTTGCCTTTAACTTTTATTGGTTTCAGTAATTTTAACTCAATTTTAGATTTATTTGCAGTAGATTCACCAATCAATATATCTACACCCACTTCTTTGGTTGCTGACTCTAATCTTGCAGCTGTATTTACACAGTCACCAATAGCAGAGTAATCAAACCTAGTATCACTACCCATATTACCAATAACAGCAGTTCCTGTATTAACGCCTATACCTATAGCTATCGGTTCTGATAATTCTTGTTGTAATTGTTGTATAGATGTTTTTATATCTTGCGCACATGCTATAGCTCTATCTTCATGGTTATCTAAGTCTAATGGTGCTGAGAATATTGCCATAGCTGCATCACCAATAAACTTATCTACCATACCTCCGTGTGCTTGTATGCAACGCACTTGTGCAGTTAATACCTTATTCATAATTTCAGTAACTTGTTCTGGCTCTAACTTTTCACTTAAATTTGTAAAACCTCTAACATCTGTAAATAAAAATGTTGCTTCTTTTTTCTCACCACCAAGTTTTAACAAATCAGGATTGTTTTGTAATTGTTTGACTTGTCTAGGATCAAGGTAATGCTCAAATTGTTTTTTTATTTGTTGACGTAATTTATATTGTTTTTTGTAGCTTAAATACAAAGCAACTGTAGAAACTAGTATCTGAGAGATAAAAGTCCATGAAAAATCCAACAAAATACCTTTCTGAACGCTAAAAACGCCTGAGAAGCCAGTGATGAAGAGCAAAATTACAGCGAGACTTATGCCCTTAGCTATACTGAGATAATTGATTACAAGCCATGTCAGCGACACAAAAATTCCTAAAATCAAAATTTCGGCTAATAAATGCCAATCAGGAATCCTTGGTGAATTTTCTATCAAGATTGACTCAGATAATGCTGCTTGAATTTTGTGTGGCTCTAATAATCCAGTTGGAGTTGCGATTTGTGGCATGATGCCTGAAGCAGTTACGCCAACAAATACAAACTTACC